CAAGAAACCTCGAAGCTCCGTTTGTCAAATGGATCATGAAGAAATGCGACCTTGACCGAGAGATTGAGGCTCTTGAAGAAAAGCTCGTAAATCTCAAAGCCGAGATAATGCTTACCATTGAAACGCTTGATAACGAGGACTACAAGAACGTTCTTGTGTGGCATTACATAAATGGAGAGTCTTTTAGAGAAATTGCTGAAAAACTCTATGTCAGTGATGCAACAGTATTCAGGTGGCACAGGCGTGGAATAGAAGAATTAATACTTCCAAAAAGATGATAGTTCGTGATAGTAAAAGACAGTTCGTGACATAATGTAATACTGTCAAGGGTGTGTTATAATTATAATGGGCGAAAGCTACAAAGAAAACACAAGGCTCACGGAGATAATCTGTGGGCTTTTCTTATGCAATGAAGGAGGTTGTGGTTATGCCTACAAAACCAAAGAAACCATGTGCCTTCCCTAGTTGCCCGAAGCTCACGCACGATACATATTGTGAAGAGCACGCAGCTCTAAGACAAAAGCAATATGATAAGTACAATCGAGCACCGAACCATGACAAAAAGTATGGGAACAATTGGAGACGCATTCGTGCGTTGTATGTAAAGAAACATCCTTTATGTGAGCGTTGCTTAAAAGAAGGACGTGTCACACCTGTCGAGGAGGTTCATCATATCGTACCTCTTTCTCGTGGTGGCACTAACCAATTCACAAATCTCATGTCACTTTGTCAAAGTTGTCATACGAAAACTCACTACGAACTTGGTGATAGAAAATGACCGTAGGGGGATGCAAATCTCTACGACTAAAAATCTCAACACCGAGCCTGGGGTTTCGTGTGCAAAAATCGGTATTCAAACGGGGTAATAGGCAAAGGCAAAAACAAGGAGGTGTTAGCCTATGGCTAAAGACGGCACAATGCGTGGCGGTGCAAGACCAAATACAGGTCCGAAAAAGAAAGCATTAGCAGATAAAATCGTAGAAGGTAAAGCAACGCTTGAAGATGGTGCGGTGATTCTTCCCGAACCCGTAGACATTGAGGGTGTAGATATGCCACCTATCAAGGATTTTTTAAAGGCGAAGCAGAAAAACGGAAAGGATATGTGTGCCGAAGAGGTATATAAAAGCACATATCTTTGGCTAAAGAAAAGAAGATGTGAAAAACTCGTGTCAACGCAGCTTTTGGAACAGTATGCAATGAGCGTTTCTCGTTGGGTACAGTGCGAAGAGGCTATATCCGAGTTCGGTTTCCTTGCCAAGCATCCAACAACGGGTAATGCAATGCAAAGTCCGTATGTGGCAATGAGCCAAAATTATATGAAACAGGTCAATCAGGTCTGGTATCAAATCTATCAAGTGGTCAAGGACAACTGTTCAACAGATATTGGTGGTGCAAGTCCTCAAGACGATTTGATGGAACGATTATTACAAGCAAGAAGAAAGTAAGGTCACCTAGCAAGGCGGCCTTTTTTAATTGGAGGTTGCAATGCTAAAAACTATTGAATTGTTCGCGGGCATAGGTGCGCAGGCACAAGCCTTAAAAGAAAGCGGGCTAGACTTTGAGGTTGTGGCGATCAGTGAGGTGGACAAATACGCTCTTGAGGGGTATCGAAACCTACACGGTGATGTCAACAATCTCGGTGATATTACAAAAATCGACAAATTACCACAAGCTGACCTTTGGACTTATTCATTCCCTTGCACCGATATTTCAATTAGTGGAAGAATGAAAGGTTTTGATAAAGGCAGCAAAACGGGTTCTTCTCTTTTATGGGAAGTGCAAAGGTTACTTGAAGTGGCAAACGAGAATGGTGAGCTACCGAGATTTCTTTTGATGGAAAACGTAAAGAACATTGTATCAAAAAGGTTCTTGCCCTTATTTCAGGAATGGATAGATTATCTTTCAGGACTTGGATACAAGAGCTTTTACAAGGTTCTCAACGCAAAGGACTATGGTGTTCCGCAAAATCGTGAGCGTTGCTTTATGATTTCGGTTCGTGATTATGATGGTGAGTTTGAGTTCCCAAGCACAGAAAAACTGACTACCAAACTTGGAGATTTGCTTGAAGAGGATGTGGATGAGAAATATTTTCTTTCCAACAAACTCATTACTTGCTTTTCTGATATGAAGAACCGAAACGGACTCATTCGTGGGTTAAGGTTTAGACCTAAAGGCAAACACGAAGATTATGCTTGGACGATTACCACACACGCCGGCTCTCGTGCAACGGACAACTTTATCATTGAATCTATCCCTGCGGCACTCCGTGGAAGGCTTAACGATAAAGGCGAATACATCCAATGCCTAGAAATTAGAAAAGATGGTAACACGAACACCATCACAACCGTTCAAAAGGACAATGTGGTGATAGTTCCCGAAGATACTAAGAAAGGTTATGCTCTTGCCCGTGTGGGTGATGGTATCTATACCAACCGAGTCGCATATAAGCGTGGAGTTGTGCAGAAAGAAAAGATACCAACACTCAAAACCACACCTACGGATATTGCCGTTGTGGTGGAAGATCCAAACGAACTCATTTCCATAAGAAGACTTACTCCTAGAGAGTGTTTCAGACTTATGGGATGGAAAGACAGTGAGATTGACAAGGCTTTCTCTAGTGGAGTATCGGATACGCAGCTTTATAAAATGGCGGGCAACTCCATTGTGGTTAACTGTCTTACAAGAATATTTGAAAGCCTAAAAAATTTGATAGAAGGAGATAAGAACAATGTTTGAAAAAGTAAACCCTAGCCATCCCGACAAGGTGGCAGATAGAATCGCAGGTGCAATTGTTGACCTAGCGTATGCACAAGACGAAAATGCAAGAGTGGCAGTAGAGGTTCTCATTGGACACGGCAAATGCCACATTATTGCAGAAACTTCGACATATATCGACAAAGCAGATGTCAAAGCAGCGGTTAAACGCATCGCAGGAAATATTGACGTTGACTATGTAGAAGTTCCTCAAGACAAGCACCTTGCAAATAACCAGGAAGGCAAAATCAGGTGTGGTGATAATGGTATCTTCAAAGGTGTGCCTTTAACCAAAGAACAAAAGGAACTCTCAAAAATTGCTCATGATATTTACGCACGATTCACTCACGATGGCAAGTACATCTTAAACGGTGAGCGTTTGATTATTTGTCAAAGCAATGCAACCACCGATGAACTTCGTGGCTTGTATCCAAATGCCGAAATCAATCCTATCGGTGATTGGACAGGTGGTACGAATGTTGATACAGGTGCTACCAATAGAAAACTTGGTTCTGACATGGCAGACTCGGTAACGGGTGGTGGTCTTCATGGTAAGGACTTATCCAAAGCCGATGTGAGTGTTAACATCTACGCTTTCTTAAAAGCACAGGAAACGGGCGTTGCCGTAGAACTTAGTTGTGCTATTGGTGACGAGTATATTGATAATCGTCCGTATGAAGAGATTGTAGCAATTGCAAGAGAGTTTATCTTTGACCTCGGCGGCTTTGAAAAGTTCGCAGAATGGGGCTTGGTGTAAACAAAAGTTAGCGAGGTGATACCTATGAATGAATTAGTAATAGACGTTGGAGTCTATACACTCCTACATATCAACTTGTCGGAAATGGATTTTACGGGTATCAAGGAAGTCGTATTTACAGTTAAAAACTTTTCTTTCGTGGATGCTCCCATAGTCATTGAAAGAGTGTTCACGGAGGCAGGTTTTTATGAGGTGCTTATCACACCTGAAGAAAGCGTAATGCTAGCCAAAGGTGCGGAGTACGATTTCAATCAAATATTGACGGATGGGACTAGGCTGAAGCTCACCGACAATGGAAAAATCATATTGCGAAAAAGCGTAGGTGATGACATTGGCGGATAGTTATAACAAAAGACGAACCACACAACGCATCAACATACCACCTCCTAAAAAGATAGAGGTGGAGTGTTCGGGTACTTGCCCTGATATCACAATCAGCCATGTGTATCATTTGGCAAAGATGCGTGAGTTCGATATTAGACTTGATACGAAAGTTCCAAAAGCGTTATCCATTCTTCCACAAGTAACAAATAACAATGTATCAACGGTTCAAGCACGAGAAGAAGGCAGAATTTATGTTGAGGTCGGTGAGACAGCATCTTTTGCCACGCTTGAGCAGTTAAAAGGACTAAACACTAAGACGGTGTTTGTTGATGAACTTACCGACACAAAAATACAAGGCTTGAGCAATGAAGATATTATTATGCTCAGAAAAGGAGACAAAAAATAATGGCACAGAAAAGAACACAATATGTAAAGACGGCAGACGGTCTTGAAAAGCAGCTCATTGCATCGGCAGCGGATATCGTTGAGATTGATGCGATTGACGGTTTGTCTGCAACTAATGTACAGGATGCACTTGTAGCAATTAAAGACATCGCAGATAACGGTGGTGTTACGGGTGTCAAAGGTAATGCGGAAACTACCTATCGCAAGGGTGATGTTAATATTACTCCTGCGAACATCGGTCTTGGCAATGTAACAAACGATGCCCAAGTTAAAAGAAGTGAGATGGGCGTGGCAGGTGGTGTTGCTACTCTTGGTACGGATGGCAAAGTTCCTTCAACTCAGCTACCTTCGTATGTTGACGATGTTTTGGAATTTACCAACAAGGCAGCCTTCCCTGCGACAGGTGAAACGGGCAAAATCTATGTAGCAAAAGATACCAACCTTACTTATCGTTGGAGTGGTTCTAGCTATGTTGAGATTTCAGTTTCGCTTGCACTTGGTGAAACATCTTCAACCGCTTATGCAGGTGATAAAGGTAAAGCTCTTGCTGATAGATTGACTACTGCCGAAGGAAATATCACATCTAATGATACCGATATTGCAGCCCTTCAAGGTAGAGCAACTAAACTTGAAGATGGTACTACTCCTGCAGGAAAGGCTACCAAACTTGCAACGGCTCGCAAGATTTCCCTTACGGGTGATGCAACGGGCAATACAACCTTTGATGGTTCGGCAGATAAAAGCATTGCAGTAACCCTTGCAAATACGGGAGTTACGGCAGGTACTTATTCAGCCGTAGCAGTTGATGCCAAAGGTCGAGTAACCGCAGGTAATCAAATCGTTGAATGGGGTACGAGTGGACAGACTGAACCTAGTGCAAACTTAGCTGTTGGTGGTTTATTCTTTATGCTCGTGGAATAAGGGGGCTTTTATGTCTACTTATACACCAAAAAGGAAAACCTCGACAGGGGTTGAGGAAGTTGCCTTCCCTATAAGCTCAGTGGAGGGACTTCAAGAAAATCTTGATACCCTTCACAACAAAACGATAGCAATGCCAATGATTAGAGTTGGTAGTGTTACGGATATAAACGGAACAATGATAATCAACGAAGATAATCCTTTGGTTATTTCTGTTGAGATTATTGATGGTAAGTTGCAAGTTGGTGATGAGGTTCAAATCTGCACAAGACAATTATTTACTTACGATGCAGGTAGACGTCGCAAGATGCGATTACGTAAGCAGTGGTATGTACCTATTACCGAGTCAAATGTAAACGAAAGGTTTATTTTTGTATCTATAGCAGAGTCTGCAACAATGCATGGTCAAAGGCTTTTTAGAACGGATAGTGCCTCACTTAGCACCAAAACACTGTCACCGTTATATGTGCGAGTGCGAAGACCTGTATTTAATGATGGTACAGAGGTCGATGGTTTGTTCTCTAACATTGCAACGTTGTGGAAAAGATACAACCGTGGCACAAGCGAAATTTATATTAAATAACTCTTCAAGGGGGAGCAGGCTTGATAACTCTGTCGGCGTGTCTGACGGAGTAGGTGTTAACTCGCTGCGAAAGCGGAGAGTAGGTTCTAGCGTCCCCTTTGAATTATTTTTTTACAAGGAGGCAATATGAAAACAACTACGGAAATGACACTTGTTGAAATTGGCAAGTTGATACCTTACATAAACAACGCAAGAACGCATAGCGATGAGCAAATCACAAAACTTCGTTCAAGCCTTCGTGAGTTCGGTTTTATCAACCCTGTCATTATCGACAAGGAATATAACATAATTGCAGGTCACGGACGAGTGAAAGCGGCAAAGGCAGAAGGCATAAAAGAAGTACCTTGTGTTTTAGTCGACCACTTGACCGAGGCACAAAAGAAAGCCTACATCATAGCTGACAACCGAATGGCACTTGATGCAGGATGGGATGAAGAAATTTTGAAAGTTGAGTTAGAGGCACTTGAGGGTGAGGCGTTTGACCTTTCTCTTACAGGCTTTGACGAAGACGAACTTTCTGACCTTTTCAAAGAAGATGAGGCAGAAGTAGAAGACGATGACTATGACCTTTCTGCTGCACTTGAAAAAGCTGCGTTTGTAGAGCGTAGTGACAGGTGGATAGTTGGAAGGCACGTCCTTTATTGTGGTGATGCTACAAGCAAAGAAGATGTAGATGCACTTATGGACGGAAAGAAAGCGAACCTTGTGCTTACAGATCCGCCTTACGGTGTTTCTTTCAAATCGTCTAGTGGACTTACCATTAAAAATGATTCTATTAAAAACGAGGAGTTCTATCAGTTCTTGCTTGCAGCCTTTAACAATATGGTTGCTCATTGCGAAAGTGGTGCGGCAGGATATGTATTCCACGCAGATACCGAGGGGCTTAATTTTAGACAAGCATTCGTTGATGCAGGTTTCCACTTGGCAGGTTGTTGCATTTGGGTAAAAGACTCTCTTGTATTAGGTAGGTCTGATTATCAATGGCAACACGAACCTGTGCTTTATGGATTTCTTCAAAACGGAAAACACAGGTGGTTCTCTGATAGAAAGCAGACTACCATTTGGAACTTTAAGAAGCCTAAGCGTAATGAAAACCATCCAACAAGCAAGCCACTTGATTTGCTTTCATACCCACTCCAAAACAGTTCTCAAGAGAATGCCATTGTTGTGGATACCTTCGGTGGCAGTGGTTCAACGCTTATGGCTTGTGAGCTTTCAAATCGCATCTGTTACACGATGGAACTTGATGAAAAATACGCATCGGTTATCCTTAGACGATATGTAGAAAACACGGGTGATGCCGAGGGTGTTTATTGTATCAGGAACGGTGAGCGAGTGAACTATCTTGACGTAGTCAAGGAAGTCGAAAAAAGATGTGAAAATTCTGATAATTCTAGCTCAAATGACTTGATATAATTCTCTTTTTGAGCAATATATATAGTACCCTTTAAGGAGGTACAAATTATGAGCGAAAAAACAATTGCAGAGTTATGGCAGGAACTCAAAGATACCTGCGAAAAAACAAATACAAGGCTTTCTGGTATGGAGTACCTTGTTAAGAAGTATTACATGGAATCACTTGGTTGGGATGAGAAAAAAGCACTTGAATATGCGATTAGCTTATTCCACAATGGCACAATCCAGCAAATCAAATTACTTGGCAAGGATGGTGAAGAAATATGAAACCTTACATACTTGAAAGTTTAAGAGAAAGATACCCCGTGGGTACAAGGGTGGAACTTATAAGAATGGACGATATTCAAGCTCCTCCAATCGGTACGAAAGGTACTGTAAAAGGGGTGGATGATATCGGTTCAATCCTGGTTCAATGGGATAACGGTTGCACCTTGAATGTGGTGTATGGAGAGGACGAATGTAAGGTCTTAGAACCCACAAGAATATGTCCTTTCTGCAAGGAAACCTACACAGATTATCCTGCACTTTCAAGGACGGATAACAAAACCGAGATATGCCCAACTTGTGGTGTGCGAGAGGCACTTTTACATTTCGGGGTTAAGAAAAACAAGGTTGAGGAGTTTATCACAACCTACATTAAAAAGTAATTAGTTAAAGCGTATGAGAAAGTCGGCTAAAAGGTCGGCTTTTTCTCTTGTTCAAAAATGGAGGTGGAGGACTTGAGAAAGCTTAAAAAATATACGCCAACGAAGTTCAAAGCAAAAGACTCCACCTACGATAAAGCATCTGCAGATTACGCAGTAAACTTTATTGAATGTCTATGTCATACGAAAGGAACATGGGCTGGTGAGCCCTTTGAACTAATCGATTGGCAAGAACAAATTATACGAGATATCTTTGGAACGCTAAAACCCAATGGATATCGACAATTCAATACTGCTTACATCGAAATACCAAAAAAGCAAGGTAAATCAGAACTTGCGGCAGCCGTAGCATTGCTACTTACTTGTGGTGATGGTGAGGAACGTGCCGAGGTATATGGATGTGCGGCAGATAGACAACAAGCAAGTATCGTTTTTGAGGTTGCTGCAGATATGATACGAATGTGTCCTGCACTCAATAAAAGGTGCAAGATACTAACCGCAGCTAAAAGAATTATATATTTGCCTACAAACAGTTTCTATCAGGTGTTATCAGCCGAGGCTTATTCAAAGCATGGTTTCAACATTCACGGTGTTGTCTTTGACGAGTTACACACGCAGCCAAACCGAAAACTCTTTGATGTTATGACAAAGGGTTCAGGTGATGCTCGTATGCAACCGTTGTATTTCCTTATCACAACCGCAGGTACGGACACAAAATCTATCTGCTATGAAACGCACCAAAAAGCAAAGGATATCTTGGAAGGACGAAAGCACGATCCAACATTCTATCCCGTTATTTATGGTGCAGAAATGGACGATGATTGGACAGACCCAAAGGTGTGGAAGAAGGCGAACCCTTCTCTAGGTATTACTGTTGGAATAGATAAGGTGAAGGCGGCTTGCGAAAGTGCAAAACAAAATCCTGCCGAGGAAAATTCATTCAGACAGCTTCGTCTTAATCAATGGGTTAAGCAAGCGGTTAGGTGGATGCCGATGGAAAAGTGGGATGCGTGTTTGAAAAAGTTTACTCCTGAAGATTTGGAAGGTCGAGTTTGCTACGGTGGACTTGACCTTTCATCTACTACGGATATTACGGCTTTCGTGCTTGTATTCCCACCAACCGAAACGGACGAGCATTACTACATCTTACCGTACTTTTGGATACCCGAAGACAATATGAACTTGCGTGTGGATAAAGACCATGTTCCTTATGACCTTTGGGAAAGACAAGGACACATTGAAACCACTGAAGGCAACGTTATTCACTATGGCTACATCGAGCATTTCATTGAGGAACTTGGCAAAAAGTACAACATCAAAGAAATCGCATTCGATAGATGGGGTGCGACAATGCTTGTGCAGAACCTTGAAGGGCTAGGCTTTACAGTTGTTCCTTTCGGTCAAGGGTTCAAAGATATGAGTCCACCGACAAAGGAACTAATGAACATCGTACTTGCAAAAGAAATCAGCCATAATGGACACCCTGTGCTTAGATGGATGATGGACAATGTTTGTGTAAGGGTTGACCCTGCAGGAAACATCAAGATGGACAAATCAAAGTCTACCGAAAAGATAGACGGTGCGGTTGCTACGGTAATGGCACTTGATAGAGCGATACGAAATAAAAACGGGACTTCTGAGTCGGTTTACGATTCACGAGGTCTTTTATTTATCTAGGAGGATAAACAATGGGATTTTTCAGTTCGATATTTAGGGCGAGAGATAAGCCCAAAGTAGAAAATAAGACGGTAGGTAGTGCCTATTCGTTTTATATGGGTGGCTCTTCCGCAGGTAAGAATGTAAACGAGCGTAGTGCAATGCAAATGACTGCCGTATACTCGTGTGTACGTATTCTTGCCGAGGCGGTTGCAGGGTTACCTTTACATCTCTACCGATACAAAGCAGACGGTGGAAAGGAAAAAGCAATCGACAACAACTTATATCATCTCTTGCACGATGAACCCAACAAGGAAATGAGTTCTTTTATTTTTAGGGAAACCTTAATGACTCACTTGCTTTTGTGGGGTAACGCTTATGCTCAAATCATAAGAAATGGCAAGGGTGAGGTTGTTGCCTTGTATCCTTTGATGCCCAACAAAATGAAAGTAGATAGAGATGAAAATGGCGAACTCTACTACGAATACACACGAAGCACAGAAGAAGCACCTACGATGCATGGAACAACGGTTATTTTAACACCGAGAGATGTTCTTCACATCCCTGGTCTTGGCTTTGATGGACTTGTTGGTTATTCACCGATAGCAATGGCTAAAAATGCGATAGGTCTTGCAATAGCAACCGAGGAATATGGTGCTAAATTCTTTGCAAATGGTGCTGCACCTAGTGGTGTGCTTGAACATCCAGGCACAATTAAAGATCCTGCGAGGTTAAGAGAAAATTGGAACTCCACCTTTGGTGGCTCTGCCAATTCGGGTAAGGTAGCAGTTTTGGAAGAAGGTATGAAATACACACCGATTTCCATTTCACCCGAACAAGCACAGTTTCTTGAAACACGCAAATTCCAAATTAACGAAATAGCTCGAATTTTCAGAGTTCCGCCTCATATGGTTGGTGACCTTGAGAAGTCGAGCTTTTCAAATATAGAACAGCAATCGTTGGAGTTTGTGAAATACACGCTAGATCCGTGGATTGTTCGATGGGAACAGGCACTTTCTAGGTCTTTGCTAAACGCAGATGAAAAGAAGGAGTATTTCTTTAAGTTCAACCTTGAAGGCTTACTTCGTGGAGATTACGCATCTCGTATGAGTGGTTATGCAACAGCTCGTCAAAACGGATGGATGAGTGCAAATGACATACGAGAGCTAGAAAACATGGATAGGATACCTACCGAGCTTGGTGGAGACCTATATCTAATCAATGGCAATATGCTTCCGCTTGGCGATGCAGGAGCTTATGCAAATAAAAACAAGGAGGAAAATGCCGATGAAGAAGTTTTGGAATTGGAAAAACCAGGACGAAACGCAAGAAAGAGTCCTAGAACTTAACGGAACGATAGCAGAGGTTTCTTGGTTTGACGATGATATTACACCAAAGATGTTCAAAGACGAGCTTTATGCAGGAAGTGGTCCGATTACCATTTGGATAAATAGTCCTGGTGGTGACTGTATTGCTGCCTCGCAAATCTACTCGATGCTTATGGACTACAAGGGTGATATCACAGTTAAGATTGACGGAATTGCTGCTAGTGCTGCTTCGGTTATTGCAATGGCAGGTACGAAAGTAATCATGTCACCTACGGCTCTTTTGATGATTCATAATCCTTCAACCACATCTTCGGGTGACCACCAAGTAATGACAAAGGCAATAGAACTTTTGGAAGAGGTAAAAGAGTCTATTATCAATGCCTACGAAATTAAGACGGGTTTGTCAAGAACGGTGCTTAGTCACATGATGGATGCGGAAACATGGATGAATGCAAAAAAGGCAGTAGAGCTTGGGTTTGCTGATTCTATCTTGGAAGACGAGAAGAAAAACAAGCCTACCGATGAAGCGTTTATGTTCCAAGCACAGGTTTTTGAAAAAGAACTAATCAACAAAATTTCAGCAAAACAAACGGTAACTCTACCTACCGAACCAAAAGGTAGAAATATCTCAATGCTCAAAAACGAGCTAAACAAAATCAAAAAATATATTTAACGGAGGAATTTAAAATGACTATTACTGAACTTAGAGAAAAGAGAGCGAATACTTGGAAGGCTATGGAAGGTTTCCTTGATTCGCACAGAAACGATCAGGGTGTACTTAGTGCAGAAGATGATGCTATTTACACCAAGATGGAAAAGGAGCTTGAAACCTTTACTAACGAAATCAAGCGTATGGAAAGAAAAGAGGCAATGGAGGCAGAACTTAACAAGCCTGTCACTGCACCTTTGACTGCAAAACCTATGAATACTAAAACCGAGGATGAGAAGGTAGGACGTGCATCCAACTCTTATAAAAAGTCCTTCTGGAACGCTATGAGAGCAAAAACTGTTCGTCCTGATGTTGCCGATACTCTTAGAGTAGGCTCTGATCCTGAAGGTGGATACCTTGTACCTGATGAGTACGAAAAGACTCTTGTAGAAGGTCTTGAAGAGGAAAACATCTTTAGAAAGATTGCAAAGGTAATCACTACGTCTTCTGGTGATAGAAAAATTCCTGTTGT